GTTGCCGCTGTAACGTTTGTTAATACCGAAACATAAACGTCGCTTACCCTAATTCCTTCTGCCGGAATGTTTACTGAATGCGTCGTAGATGCGTTGAAATCCAAGTCCAAAACAGTGGACCCGCCATTACCATCTGTAATGGTAAGGCGGGGCGTGCCTGAAGCTGTTTTCAACTGTATCTGACGAATTCTAGCGGGACCCACTGACAAAGAACCAGTGGCTGTAATCCGCTTGGATTTGACATCAGAGTCAGACATTTCTATCTCCTATAAGATTAGGAATCCGCAAATGGAGTAGCAAGAGTACCAGAACCTAATAAGGTCCCTGTAACAAGATACTCATCCGCCGCAATAGCGGTTACTTCTACATAAGAACCCGCGATACCACCAGTAGTGGTGCCATTCATGGAAATAACATCATTAGAAGCCGCTGGTGCAAAACCGCGAGCCTGTGAGCTTGCCGCCGCTGAAACAACAACCATGCCAACAAACTTGTCAGTGCCGTCAGTCTTAATGTCCAAGTCAGACGCTGTAGTGCCGATAAAGAAGGTGTACTTAGCGCCAATGGTATCAGTGCTGGCAGAAGGCAGTGTTACTGCACCATCTGCGTCATTGACTTCGATAATGCGACCTACGTGGTCAGCATATGTAAGAGTTGTTTCCGCAGTGATGTTTACTACGGCTGTAGAACCTACGGCTGTAAAACCGCGCTCGGACCGCACTGGTCCTGAAAAAGTAGTTTGACCCATGTCAATCTCCTGTCTTGGGTTGTGTCAGCTTCAGTATAAAGCTGTCAGGAGATTTGAGTATGCCTTAAAAAAGAAAGGGCGGCAATTGCCGCCCTTTTGCACTAAAAGCGCTGTTACGCTCCGGGTGTCCCGAAGACAGCACGCCAGTCCGATACCCCGAAAGAGTAACGTTCTCTAGCCTTAAAGCGCATGTTTCCAGTATCGAAGTCGCCTTCCATCGCAGTTTTCAGCGGAGTACGCTGGAACATCTTGAAGCCGTTAGGTGCGTCAGTCTTAATGAAGAACGCATCTGTGTCAGTCAAGAAGTGGTTTACAACTGCTCCGTCTGGAAGCATTCCCATGCTCTTCATAGCGTTCAAGTCATTGTCCGCTGTTCCTGAACGCAGGTTTGAGTTAATAACTCGCTCTGCGATGAACTGAAGTTCCTTAGGAATGATGAGCTTCATGCCACGTACAGCAATCTTAAGACCACGCTCATCAGTAAGACCTGCGATGTCAATCATCATCTGCTCCAGCGAAGTCTCATTGAGATCCGCCGCAGTTGATAACAAGTTACGCTGGTTACCAGAGAGTGAAGGGTGGGAAGATGAACAAAGTGCCGCACCGTCACCGATTGCTGAAGCACCTGCCGTAAAGGCATTGTTCAAAATTGCCGCCGCCTTGATTTGCTTTGTCTGAGACATTGAGCGTGCAAGTGCACGGGTGTAACGAGAAGCAAGCCGATCATAGAGATTATCTTCGATTGCTTCCTCAGTGATAGAGAATGCAAGCGCAATAGTCTCGTGGCTGTAGCGTGCGGTATATGTCTCTTGAGCGTCGTCAAAAGAAATAGATCCGCCTTCACTTTTAACAGGTGCAGTGCCAAAGCCTGAAAGCATTACTTCTTCTTCGAATGCACGATCTGAAGATTCTTCGTCGAAGATTTCAGCGTGCTCCTGATCATAGCGATCGTACTCCATGCCAAAAAGGGCGTTCAAACCCGGCTCGAGTTCTTTCGCTAACTGGGCGCGAGAAATAGCCATTGTTAGACCCCCTTAAATGCCAGTTGAGTCGGCAGTCGTCTGTGAATCAAATCGACGAGTACCGGAGTTGAAGTGCGCATTGATACGAACAAGGAGGTGTGCTCCAGCAGAGCCATAGTCATTGTTTGCATCATCGTCAACTAGACCAACAATGCGAAGAGGCAGAGTTGCTGTAGTTGCGATAGAGCTTACGCTCAATTGCGAGTTAGATTTGCCTGTATCGGTTGAGCCAGTACGGGCAGAAGTACCCAGACTTGCGTTAGCGAAAACGCCAGCAAGTGCTGTAGCACGATCTGTCAGAGTGGCATCAGCCGCAACCACGAACAATTGATCGGGGTTGTCAGCTACAAGAGCTTTTACAGGATGGTTAGTGTCTACACTGACACTGCCTGAACCGGGCCAGTAGTTAATAAACACTGGCTTTTTGGAGACAGAATCAACGTACTCAACACCTACGAGAACACCAAGAGCGGCTGTAGTACCACCCGCAGTGTCACCAGCTTGGTCAATCACACCTGCGGCAAGTGGAATAACGAGTGCCCCATTATAAATTGCATTAGTGTTGTTACTAGCAATTTCATACTGAGTCAAACCAGTGCTGTTAGCACCGCTTCCAACTAACCCTACAGGACGAAGACCGAATGAAGTTTCAGCATTTGCCATAACTTATTCCCCTTTGTCTAGGCGACCTTATTTATTTGGACCGCCAAAAGTTACACGAGATTGACGTTCGGGTTTACCGATCGTCATGGTTGGATGCGCATTTTCTCGCATCATATCCTGTTCAACAGCTTGAATTTGGTCCGCGTTACGTTGAGCAAAGTACTCTGCGCGTTCTTCTACTGTCTCAAGGGGTATGCGTGCGAGCATTAGACCGCCAACACCAAACACACCTTCATATTTACCTGAATCAATTACCGGAGCTTCAAAATCAGGGTACTCGTCTTGACGAACAAGCTCATATCCTTCTCGAAGTCGAGCAGAAACATTTTTGCGGTCATCAAAACCACGAACCTCTGCGCGAATCCAACGATGTTTAAAGCCTTCTGGTGCAGGCGGTGCGTCTAACATAGACGGAGGAGTCCAAGGCTTACGCCGTGCCTCTTTCTCTCTGGACGCTTTGTCACGTGATGAGCGATTAATGCCCTCGAAACCTTGTGTTTTAATCTCTTCAGACATCTCTTAACTCCTCACGTACTTAGCGTACTCTTCTAACGGCACTCCCAGCTTTTTAGCAATTGCTACTTGGGTCGGGGAGAGTTTGACCCTTTTACTATTGGTGCGCCCTGATGTTGAGCGGGAAACTCCTGCCACCGTCTGGGCGGGACGGCGTTCGGAACCCGTACTGTTCAATTTATGCGGGAACTCGCCTCGCATACGATTGTCCAATTCATTATAGTAGTCATCTGATTGGGGATCAAACCCTTCATCTTCGACTAGCTTTTTGTGTATACCAAACGCCGCAAACGTCATGGCTTCGTCCTGACCAAACCATTCGTTTTTCTTGGCCCATTGCTCTGCTTTAGGGTCTGGGGCTTGTTGTTGCGGGGCTTGTTGTTGCGGCTGTTGCGCCTGCTGGGCGGCTTGTTGCGCATAGTATTGTTCATACTGTTGACGCTGTTGCGCCGCTTGTTGCGCTTGGCTGTATTGATTAGCTTGTATAGAAAGCTCTGTAAGCTTTCTTTGGGCGGCTAAAGTAGCTTCTGAATCACCTAATTCAACCGCTCGCTTGTAGTCTGCTTCAGCTTGACGATGTTCGACATTTAGTCGGTTGCCGTATTCCGTCATATATCCATGATCAAGACTACTGACGCGAGTACGCAACTGCTCTGTTTCAGTCTGGACTTGTTGCGCATAACGTATAGCTTCTTCGCGTTGCCGTTCCGCTTCTCGCATTTTTTTGGTTAGACGGTTGATGCGCTTTTTGACAGAGGCACTATATTCCTCATGTTCCGCATCATCTTCAGATGCAGTTTCAGCAACTTCTATGGCAGGTTCTGGTTCGGTTTCTACTACCGGTTTTCCTTCCCCTACTTCAACTTCTGTTTCCTGCGCATCGGAAACATCTAACTCATACTGAGCTTCTTCCTTTATTTCATTGTCCATACCTGATCTCCTTAAAGGCTAAGAATGTCTTCTGGATCGTCAATGACACCCAAGACTTCATCGTCGTTAATGATGCGAACTTCCCCACCTTCAATACGGAACCTAGATCCCGCATATCGTGCAAAAATGACCCAGTCTTTTGGCTTACACCAAGGGCCTGTTGGGAATTTGTCAGTGTCTTGATAACAAAGCGGACCTTGTTTAACGACATATCCGACAACTGTCTGAATTTGTCCGTCTTCAAGAACTTTGTTTGGGACGATAATGCCGCCATCAGTGGTTTCTTTACCTCGATACGGCAAGATAAGCATTCGCCAGCCGGTAGGATTAGGCATCCGTTCTAGTAAGGATTTATCCATCCCGTTTGGATCTAGAACCTTGGCTTTGGGTTCGGCGTAAAGATTCTTTACACCTTCTTTTGCGGCGTCTAAGTCAACGCTAGACGTTTCAGTCATCGATGTGCTCCTGTTCGTTTAGCAGGCTACTGAGTTCCTGTAAAAAATAGTTGAGGGTTTTCATCATTCCCATCAACTCTCTGTATTGCTCCATAGATTGGACCCCATCGTGCTCAAGCACCTCTAGGATCATTTCGCGGCGTTCTTTTGCAAGCCGTTGTAAGGATTGCGCCAATTGTAGGCCGTCCAATGCATATCTCCTTTATAACATATGTATGCGTTTTATAGCAGGCGATATGCAATAAGGCAATTAGAAGATGCCTTTAAACCTCTGTTTTTTAATGACGATTGGGCTGTAGCCTTTGACCATTCCGCCTTTAGCTAACTTGCCCGCATCTTTCATACTCAACGCAATAGCTACAGCCTGATCTTGACCGTAGCCTTCGTCTTTCAAGACACCTATCTTTTTACTGACCTTGTCTTTTTTAGCCATGATTAAGCGCTCGTAAACCGACCACCACGCAACGCGGCACCCATGCCTCGTTTTTTGCCTGTGGTTACCTTGCCTTCGCCAATGCTTGGCGTCTTTTCATCCTGCATTGTGCAGTAAGGAATTTTGCCCTGACCTTCGATGTCTGCGTCACGGCTTGGCTTTGGCGGCTCTTTCATAGGTCCGCCCATGATTTTTACAGATGGCATAATTAGCCTCCTTGGTTTTGTTGCTTCAACAATTCACGCTCTAACGCGGCCTGTATTCTAGCCTGTGTTTGACGCTCTTGACTCTGCAAACGTTGCTGGAACTCTTGTTGCTTGTTTTGCATTCGTTGCTGATCCATCGCAAGTTCTTGCTGGTCCATTGCCAACTCTGCTTGCTGACGCTGTGCATCCAACTGCAACTCTTGTTGCTTGAGTTGAACAAGCGGATCTGGACCTTCTTGACCTTGACCAGAAATCTGGGCAGACAGTTGTTTAAGATTCTGCATCTCCTGCGCAACCATACGCGCAACCATTGCATCCAACTCAAGCTCAAGCTCTTGATTAAGCGGTTGACCACCGGTCTGTTGCATAAGCTGAACCGCCGCCTGTTCTTGAGCCTTAATCCTAATGTGCTCCAAGATGTGCTTTTGTAGATTGATGGCAACAATTGGATTCTGCGCAACCATCGGTGATGTACCAAACGTTAAGTGCGTAATAATATGAGCCTCATGATCTTGACCCTCAAACGCCTTTAAGACTGTATCACTTAACGCATCAATGTTTTCTTGCGCTGGATCCTTAGGCTCTGGCTCGTCAGAAGACTGCGGCAACAAAATCTTGTCGATATCACGGACACCCAACGCCTCATAAACACGACGATACGCTTCATGCAAATCATGCATTTGCGGTGCTTGTTGTGCAATTTGCAATTGAGACTGCGCCAAGGCAATGCGCTGTGCTTGTGAAAACACATTCGGATTAGATACCGGCACTACGTCTACACGGTCATCAAAGTCAGACGCCATGATAGAGCGGTCGCCGCCCTCTACAGAAAACGGATACTCCTGCGGCAGATACTCCGACATAACCCGCGAGAGCATCTTGAACTCTTTTTTCATCGCGTAGTGCAGGCGCTTATGCACAGCACTCATGACCCGCGAGCCTTGCTCAAGCATTGCAACCGTTGTGCCTACAGCGGCACCTTGGTTGCCGTCACCGACTTTAAGATCCGTAATGGTGGCAAACCGACGGCCCGCATCCACTACAAAACCAAGCAGGTTAAAGAGTGTCTGATCGGGACCCTTGAAGGGCAAAGGCAATAAGCTGTCCCTAATAGCCCCGCCGGGTGCATCTACGTCCCTAAACTCACCGGGCTGTAGCGGCTCATCATCATCCCTAATCCGCATGCCACGGGCCTTGAAACCCGCAGGTAGGTTAGAGAATGTGCCCGCATCAATTAGCTGACGTAGCGCCGCTGTCGCTGTGCGAGACAAACCGCCAATTGTGTGGATCAAACCAAGCCCATAGAACCCGAATCCGGGCAAGAACTTGTAGTGAACGAAGTACTGGATCTTTCGCTTTAGCTCATCTTCCTCGTTATAATTACGACGAATAGATAAAACCTGCCCATTATCTTCGCTTATGGTGACGACATACGGGATCTTGATGCCCGTTGGTTCGCCATCTTCCCCCATTTCTTCAAAACCGGGTAGATCTAGATCGACATGGCATTCAAGCAATGTGCAGTCATAATCAATCATGTTGGGCTGAACGCCCTCGATCTTTTCCATTGCTTGCGCAATATCTGTCGCTTCTTCACCCTGCGAAGGCAAAACCTGAATATCCCGATAAAAACCCGTTACCTGACGCTTTCTAACGTCATTTAAGGCCATCTTAACGACCTGTGTGACATTAGGGCAGGTATCAAGATCAGTGGCCGTGTACGGCACTACCAAGTCTTCTGCGGGCACAAACTTGCTTACCGCACGGTCAATCGTCTCGTCAAAGTAGACTTTTTTGAACGTAGAGCCTGCCAGCGGCAAATAAAACAGCATCTGATCAAACTCTGGCGTGTAATCTTCCATCACATTGGTGATGTAGTAGTTCATAAACTCCTTTACACGCTCAGATTGCGCCTGCTTATCCCGCGTCAATTCGCCCATAACCGCCGTGCGAACAGGACCACCGGGAGGCAAAAGCTCGTTAAACGCTTGCGCTTGGAACTGAGTTGCGGCCTCGGCCAGCAAAGGATGGGTCACGCCCGTCGCGCCACGGAACGGCATCGTGCGATCTTCGTAGGTATAACCCAGTAGTTCTAACCCTTTGGAATAAGAATCTTCCCAATCAGAACGAGATGATCTATTGGCCTCGTATTCGCTCAATAATTCATTAGAAATGATCGCCAGATCACTGTCGTCCATCTCTTCGGCCAAGTTTCGATAAAAATCGCTTTCATCGACCATTATCATTTCAGAGGGGTCAAAATCGACAATGACGCCGCCGTCATCTTCCTCAGATATCTCAATGCCCTCTGAAGCATCGGTCATCTTAGGCTCAAACGTGCCGGGAGAAGCTATCTCAATATCTAGCTCTAATTCTTCTGGATTTACCTCCGAATTTGCCGTGCTATCCATTAAAGATGATAGCGTGGCTTTATCGTCACCGTTAGCCATAGGTTCTCCAAATTATTTCATGTATGGGATGTAGGATCCTACACCACGTTTTACGTCATCATAACCCCGATACATGTCTTTTGCTATGGGACTAAGGCTTTGTACGCCGCCGCCTTGAGCCTTTCTTGTTGGAATGTTGTATTCCGGATCTAACGGATAAAAATACTCTTCTGACGAAAAATCTCCTCGAGCCGTAGGAACAAGTTCTTTTCCAGCTTCTTTGTTACCTTCAAATGTCCGTTGAACTGTTCGAGCTTCTACCTCCCCCGGAACACGCATATACATCTGAGATGCACGTTGGGCTTGCTCATATAAAGGCTGATATTCTGCATCGGCTTCTCTAAAACCTTTAACTAAAGGCTTTACCTCAGCGGCAACGCTATACATTTTTTGAAGATCTTTATCGAAAGCATCGGCTAAATCTCTTAACTCTGACAAGGCACGATCGGCGGGTATAACGTTTTCTTGCCCTTTTGTTCGTTGAGCGTAAAAGCTTTCAAACTCTTCCTTTAATTTTCGACCCTCGTCTGAAAACCTGTTTGTTGTTACTATTTTTTCTAGAAGCTCCGGATTAACTCTCACGCTATCCAGTATTGAAAACCCTTTTGCTAAAAGTGAGGGATATTTTGCTCCTGCTTCTTTAGCGACATCGCCAATACCGGTCACAAAAGCTTGTCTTCTTTTGTTGGCTTCCTTAAAAGCTTCTTCAAATTCATCTGAAGTAAAACGTTGTGTGCTATATCCCTGTAAAAACCCTTCTCTTTTTTGAACAGCATGTTGCACTTCATGTAACAAGGAAGATAAACGACTTTTTGCAATGTCATCTTTAAGTTTGTCAAAACCTCCCGGAATAAAGATGGTGTCTGTTACATCATCATATGCCGCTAAAGTACCTTGTAATTGGTTTCCAAGAGGAAGCTGTTTAACCTTAACGTCTTTTAAAGAGGGAACTTGATCATACAGGTCGTCAAATTTTAAAACGTCGGGTAACCGAACACTATCGTCTTCAGAAACTCGTGTAGGTAGCTTTATATCCTCTCTTGTTATATTAGCCTCAGATGTGTCAATCTCCATGCGAAATTGACCGTCTGAAGGGTTGTAATACCCTTTGTATTTTTGCCCTTCTTGGGCATTCCACACATCTTGCGCATCTTCAAGCCCTTCGCCTCGCAAAGAATCTACGCGATCTTTGATGGCCTTAGCGCCTTTTGCACTTAGACCTACAAAAATTGCTTTAAGGGGCGCGGCCCCCGGTACAATATCCGTAGCATCTAACCCCGCCATGGCGTAATCAAACGCCGACGGGTCTTCACCATACGCCTTAAGCTCCAAAACTTGAGCAATGCCACCACCGGGCAACATAAACTCAGCCGGACTGCCTTCGACACGACGCTCAAGATTACGAAACAACTCAGCGGCTTTCGCCATTGAAGGTGAATCAGGGGCCTTTATGACCCCATATTTTTCAGCATCAGATTGTTCCGGCAACGGAAGATCTAAAGGATCAACTACAGGTAAGTCTCTTTCCATCACTGCCTCTGCTTTGCTATAGGCATAATCCCTTGTTGCATTGTTCCGGGAGCCGTGGACCGTAGGTTCCGCATGAACGCCGCGCTACGACGATCTTGGCCTACCTCACCCCCCGCTTGAAACCCAATTCCCCTAATTGCAGGAATTGAACGACGGGCCACCTCTCTAGGAGTTGGTCTAGGTGGTGGTGAAGGTGGCGGCGTAGGCATAGGTGGTGGAGGCGGCGTAGGTCTAGGCGCTTGCTGTTGCGCGGCTCGCTCTTCAATTTGATTTCTCAAACGATCAACCAAACCCGCTATACCTCCTCGAGTACGGGGTGTCTCAGAAGGCGAAACTCTGTCAATCACTTCCCCAAAAAAACCTCTTTTTGGAGGCTCCGGCATGACCGGTGGCATGGGTGGCATAGCCGGTGGTGCTGTTGGAATAGGAGGAGAAATTCCTCCTAAATCGGGCATCATTGCCGGTGGCACTACTGGCGGTATATCGACCGGTGGCGGAGGCGTTGGTAACTCTGACCTCACGGGTGGGATTTCCATTCCCGGTGGCGGAATAAAAATAGGAGGCTCCGGTGGTGGCGGCATTACTGGCGGCAT